CTGATACATCCCACTGTGGTATCTGCCCTGCGTACAGGAGAGAGATGAGTTCACGCAGTGATTTGGCCCAGCCCGGACGTGAATCGCCAACCTTGATGACTGTATCTGTGTGATGCATATCTTCGTTGACGATTGGTAGCTTCTCAATGTTGTGACGTTCAACAGAGAAGCCTACACCTGTGCCACACATAAGTATGTACATTGTCTCATCAAATGCACGTGGGCTATCCACAGGCACGTATGAGCAATTGTATCCACCTACATGGCAACGGTCCAGTGCAGGACCAGATGTCATTAAGGCTCTCATGCTTGGCATGATGTGTTGGTCAAGAACAGCAGTCTCTAACTCTGCTCTTAATTCATCAGAGAGTTTGTAGTTATGCTTAGTCAGCAGATGTCCAGTAAGATAATCAAAGTATCGTGCGACTGTTTCAGTCCATGTCTCTCTTCTTTGTTCATCCTCTTTCCATCTCGCATAACGAGACAGAGCAATAAAGTTTTGATAGTCTGTAGGTAAATGGTTACTTAACATAAGGTCACTCCTGTATATATTTAATGTTCTTTATCGTTGCTCCGTCAATGTCATAAAAGTATTCACGGATTCCTTCTTCTATCTCCTCTCCTACATTCTCATCTGCAGGTACAGGATATTCATCTGGGTCTACATCAATAGTCATGAAGACTTTAACTCTCATCATCGTAGCAGCCCTCGACTTCTGTAATCAACTTGTCTAAATACCAACTGGCTTTCTTCAAGTCTTCTGTGCCATTCTTATAACGGTAACGCCATAGATACTTCATAATGTTACCCTGCAGGTAATACTCAAATCCATCCCCTAGTGCAGCAGCAATAGCATCAATACACTCAACACCTGCTTCATTGTAGTGTGGTGGGCTGTTGACCATATCAACACCAGCATATGCTTCCTTTGCTTCTCGCTCAATCTTTTCCATAATATTCTTATAGCTTGTCATCACGCACTCCCTTTTGTCTTTGTACCAAAGTCAATCGTAACTACATTATCCCTACGGTCAACTACCTGTGACTTAGGTTCTACCTCAATAGTATACTCCTTGTCAACATGTTCCATGACATATTCATGTACCGCATCCCGTAAATCTTCGTTGTGTTCCATGAGAGGCACAGTTGATGCCATCATTTTACAGAAGTGCATGACTTGATAATAATCTTCATCATCTAAATCGTTCTGTGGTTGTGTAATAATTGACAGGTCTATGTCACCTGTCCACGAACCATCTTTATCTTTGAATGGTCTTATTCGTATCAAGAAGTCTTCAGACCTCATCTTCATTTGTTCTTCGTCCATGTTCACTTGCTCCTTTTCACTTTCTTACCTGCAAACCCTATAAAGCTAGGATGTTTGTTCTTGCCTTTTTCTTTCAGCCACTCCTCTGGAATAATACGTGTGTAGCACATAAACCCATGCTTATCACACCACTCTCCATAGGTAGACTTAGCCCCTTTACGTAACTTTCGTCTGCCGTTCTCAAAGACAAATCGTATATCAAGATTAGGATGCTGCCGTTTGATAGCTAAATGCTTGCGCCTGTCTGCGGCTGTGAACATTCCTTTTGTCTCAATGATAATGCCATTGGGTAGCACAAAGTCTGGTGTATAGGTACGGTAGGCTAGGTCTTCCCATTCTATCTTAATACATTCGTAACCAAAGTTAATCTTTAGTTCTTTAAGATAGTCTGAAATCTTAACCTCTAAGCCAGACCGATACCCATACTTACGTGCCGCTTTAAACTGTTTAAAGTTAGGCGGCATCATATTCCTCTGATAGCTTAATGTAAGACACTATCTTTGGGTCTTTTGCTTTAGACTTAACGGCAGGTAGTTCTACCATCTCAGGCCAACACTCGTGCTTATATGAACAGAACGTACAGTTCTTATTCAGTACAAGGTTGCCTGTCTCTTTGCCATTGAAGGTTTCTTTCTCAGGCTCAAAGCATCTGACTAACTCATCTCTCATAGCACGAGAGATATTATCTTCAATATTTTGTACCTCTTTGTCTACGTCCAATCCTGTAGCGGGTACATACTTGAAGTCTCCGTTAGCTTTGTTGACAACCCACCAGCCACCAGCTTTCTTGCCAGCAGCCTTGGCATACCCGGCTAACTGCCCGATATATCCAAACGTGTCTCCCTCAGATAAGGAATCATAAGATTCAAACTTGTGGATGTATGACCAGTTTGAAGCTGATTTAATATCATCAACTGCATCCCGAATGACAATATCATATGAGCCGCTAACAGAAGTATCAGACAACTCAAGAGTAACCTTTTCAGTGTCTTCATATTCTACTCCTGCCTCTTTCAATAGTCCTTTGAAGACAGCCTCAACGATGTCTCCAAGCATCATGTTCATTACGAATGTGGTTGGCTTGGGTAACGCAGTCTCTGGCTTGTTACGTTCAAACCAGAGTTGGCAAGAGGGTCTGCCTACATTAGACATACGTAGGCGAAACCCATCTCGCTTGTTACCCCCACCAAACTGACGTTGCAGTGCGTCTGATACATCTTGCGCTACTTGCTTGATAGTATCAGGTGACATGGTAGTGCCGCCATTAGCAGCTTTCTCCATGTACTGATGCAACGCCAACTCAGCAGGATGGTTCATCACGCAACCTCTTCGTCTTCAAATTCGATGTCAACAATATCGTCAACACCCTCGATATCCTCACCTTCTTGCATGGCCTTCTCTGACCATGAGTTGATGATGTACTCGTTGTAATTCTGTACCCATGTCATGAAGTCACCGAAGTTAGTTTGCTCAACGTCACTAAGTTCAAGTGTCTTAGTCAGGTCCAGAGATACTACAGGCAGGTAGAAGCTATTGCCATTAGGCAGCTTGCGTTCTTCCGTATTACCAGTGATGCTATGCTGCACTGGCAGACGCTTCATCTTGCTCAACTTAGTGAACACAGTGCCTACATCTTTAAAGGCGTCTCTGTTCTCAATCTCCCAGATGAAAGCAGTTTCGGCTACATCCACCGCTTTACCGTTCTCGTCTACTGCATCATGCAGTTCTACCGTGCCAAGCATTACTCGCACACGTTTAATCTGCTTGATAAGTTCCTGTGTCTTCTCAGGCAGTGACTTGAAGTCCTGAATATAACCTGCTGGCTTACCACAGTTGAAGCCACCATCGTTATCTTTCAGGTCAATATTAAGGTTATCTGCCATCACAGTCTTAACGTAGCGGTTTGGCTTATCACCTGAACCCTTAATAAAACGCTTGTACATAAAGCGTTGCAAGTATGGACGTAGTGTTACTGACGTAGCGTAGTAAGTTGGTCCATCAGGGATATCCAATTTGTACGTACCCCCTTTCACAAGGATACGGTCATTGCCCAAGATGGGTGAATGGTTAATGCGAAGACGAGCAAGTGTGCTTGCCTTCTCTTTAGTCTGACCGCCCTCTGCTGCAATGCCCATAGCTTTAGCCATCTCAGCATAGTTAGCGGTATCAATAGTAGTGATTTGTGTTGTCATATAATTACTCCTTTCCTCGAAGTACAGTTGAAAGTTTGATAGTTATATCAGCTTACGTCTTTCGTGTCAAGCCAATTATCACCAATTTTTGCTTCTAATAACAGTGGTACATTGAATACGCAACCCCACCGTAATTGGATGAGTTCTGGTAAAACTCTGTTTGTTTCATTGATGACCTCAATTACACTCCTTTCTTCATCTGGATGCACATCAATGACGATACTATCATGCACTGTATTTACTATACATGATTTCATATCAGATAGCAACCTCTCAATGTGCAATAATGCAACAGGCACAATGTCTGCTGTAGCAAATGACTGCACAGGGTAGTTCTTTATCTGTGTAAAGCTAGAGACTCTGCCACGAGCATTACGTGTAACATCAGGGAAAGCAAATTCTCTGCCTGATGGTGTAGTAATCTTACGTGTAGTTAGAGCCTCTTTAGCCAATCGGGTATGCCAAAGCCCAATTCCTTGGTACTTTTCCGTGAAGTGTTCATAGTACGCTGCTTCTTCAGGTGTGCGTCCGAACCCCGTTGCCCCGTAAAGGGGCGCAAAGGTGTGCGCTTTCGCATCCTGCCTATTCGTAGGCTGACCAGCTTCGGTAATAACTTTAGCGGTGTAACTGTGTACATCAAACCCAGTAGATACTTCTTCAATTGCTACTCCATCTTGTGATAGGAATGCAGCAGCACGAAACTCTAGCTGTGCAAAGTCTGCTTCCATAATTTTACCACCATCCCACCGGGATACAAATACCCTCTTCACAGGGAATGTACCACCACGTGGCATGTTTTGCATGTTAGGGTCAGCACCAGAGAACCTACCAGTAGAGGTGCGATGCTGTAGCAGACGGACATGCAACTTACCGTCAGCCTTTGTGTGTGTCTGAATACCATCAACAAACGATGATAGGTATGTCTCCACAGCAGATAGTCTACGTACCTTAGACAAGAACTCTACAGCAGTATCACGCTTGGCAGTACGTGCCTTGCCCTCAAGAAACTGTAGCTTGTCTTTGCTGGTAGTAAACCCATTAGCACTCATCCATTTAGGTGAGGGTGCTTTAAACTTCAACCCCGCCACAGCAGGAAGAGGATGAAGAGTATAACCATTCCCATTACAGGATACACAGCGGTTGCTTCTAGCGAAGAGAGTTCCATCTTTCTTTACCTTTCTTACCTGACCAGTGCCTTTACATACGCTACACTGTGTCGCTTTAGTTTTGTGTAGACGTTCCGTACCAGCGTTTACTAGGCTACGAAAGTCTGCCTCATCCATATATGGGTCAACAGCATTGCCCCAATACTCTTTGTCCAGCACCTTGCGACTGTATATAACCCATGACAGTTGCTCTGGACTGTTCAGATTGATAGGTGTGTCACCCATCAGTTCCTTTACCATTACCTGTAACTCACGCTTCAGTGTATCACGCTCCTGTTCATACTCAGTACGCACATCGTCCAATGCCTTGCGGTCAATGGTAAAACCGTTCTGATACATGCGAGACAGAGACACAGCCACCTCATTGGTCAGCTGTACAGTAGTCATCAGCCCTGAATCAGCAGGTGTATTGAGCCTGTACATCAGCTTGTCAGCCAGTTGCTGTGTAGCATGTAGGTCAGCAGACAAATACTCTGTCAATTCATTGTAAGGTATGTCACGTGTTGAGTAGCCCTTCGCAAAGTATTCCTTGAGTGTGTCTTGCTTCTTCGTGTCCAACTCATAGCGTTCTGCACAAGCCTCAAGAGACAATGGCTCTTTGATACCACGCTGTAGTACATACTCAGCAAGCATTGTGTCAAACACAGGGCCATCATACTTGAAGCCTGACTCCCACAACCACAGCAAGTCGTGTGCAGCATTGTGCATGATAAGCACAGTTGCATTGTCCAAGAACCATTGCACACGGTCATGGTATTTAGTAGACAACTCAATCTGTTGCTCAGGGATATGAGCAAAACTCTCCATGTCTTGATGGTCAAATGGGAAGTGTTGTTCAACACCTTGGTCTGTTAATACACCCACCATGACCAGCGTATTCTCCTGCTCAAATGGGTCCATGTGTATCTTACCATCACGCTTGGTGACAGTATTCTCTACGTCTAATGTTACCTTCATCCTTCGTACCTCGCTGTCTGATAGTTTAACTCTACGTGCAGTTGTCCATGCCAGCCATTCAACTTGTTCTTTACAACATTGACATGCCGTATGGGGCTGTCTTCTTCCTGCCCCTCTACAGACGGTGACTTACCAATCAGTAGCATCAAGTCAGCTTCTGCTGCCTTACCTGTACGTGAACCTTCCATCATGGATTGATTCAGTGTGGTGCGACCTTCTGCCTCAGCAGACAACTGTGACATGTAGAATACAGCACAGTCATACGTCTTAGCAATCTGCCTCGCATACATAGCACATGCTTTCAGTGCCTCGTCCTGTCGGGCAAATGAACCCTCAACAGAGAACTTGTCACCCATGTCTAGCACAAGTATGTCAGGCTTGTATGACTTGCATACAGACTCTACCCATGCCATGTCACGACCACCTGCTTCTTTAATCTTGATATTGTCCATCACAGGCTTATACATAGCAGATGCCTTTGACATATCATCTCGTATCTCACGGGCTGTCATGCCACAGGCGGCAGTCAGATACCTAGCACCAACACGATGGGTAGGCTCTTCGTTACATAACACAATGCATCGTGCGCCTTGATGTGCAAATCCGCCCGGTGCAGCAATCAAGCTGGCATGGAAAGATGTCTTACCCGTATTAGGTCTTGCACCTACTTCAATAAGCTGACCACCACTGACACCCTCTACCTTACGTGTTACGCTAGGTATATTAAATGTCCAACGTGCTTCCAACTCAGCTTTAGCCATGAGTGTTTCAATCGTGATGTCATCCCACTCAATGTTGAGATTAGGAATGAAGTCATCACCATAACGCTCAAGCAAGTTGCGTAGCTTCTCAAGGGTAGCAGCATCACCATTGACCATATCAAAGCCAATGTTAGCTACGTCCTCACCCACTACCTGTTGGAATAGTTTGGACAGCACCTCTTGTGCTACGTCACCACCCATTGGGTCTTCCTTCTTGATAGACGCAAACAGAGATGCATACGCTTGCTTCTGTGCTGTAGTCAGCGTTGGATTGTCTGACATGAACAGTGCTTCAATCTCATCTGGATTGACGGTACGTTCATACCTATCCATTGCTTTATCAATGGCCTGTTTAATCTTACGTACATCCTTACTGAACAGGCGGTCTGGACATTTAGAACCACGATGGTCATCGTAGAACGACTTGTCCATAAGGCTACGTACTAATGCTAATTCCATATTGTATCTCCTATGTGGGTTAGTTGTTCGATATCTTCTTCTCTACGGTATTTCAAATCGTCTGTCAAGCGAAGGACACGGACATCATCCACATATCCTCTGAGTTCCTTCGCCATTGATAATGTCTTGGGCAGTGCATCGGGGTCTAGTGCTATGACTGCCGTTGAGAACTGTGAAAGATACTGCCTGTGGCTGGAAGATAATGACGTACCCAACACAGCAACCCCACACAATACATCATTGCCCACGATGGCTGCACTCACACAGTCCTCAACAACTACAGCGACTTTACCACACCCGAAGGTATAAGGCAAGCCACTATTTCCATATCGCTTCCATTTAGGTAAGCGTTTCATTACAGAGCGACCTGTAGCATCAACCATCTTGCCCTTGTGCATGACAGGGAATACAATCCTGTCTTCCTTCACATCGTACATCAGGCCATGCCCTTCCATGTCCAAGCCCCAAGTCGCACAAAACCTATCAACGTATATGTTTGTGTGATTAGTCACCACGTATGGCGGTAACTCGAACTTGTCCTCTGCAAATCGTTCAGCGTCCTTCATTGTATTACGTATATCATCAGCAGTCAGGTGTACCTTCTTGCCGCCTGATACATTACAGGATGCCTTGTAACAGTTCCATACAAGAGAACCCATGTTATTAGTCACTGTAAATGTTTTATAGCCATTACACTCTGGACAATTCATTCTCTTTGTATGTCCATTAGGTATATCTATATCACTTATAGTGTTTAATATATTATTATACATGTATCACTCTCCTTGTTGGCACTTGTATGTGCTTATATCATGCATCTCACGTGCTGTCAATGCATAATCTGCACTGGCAAAAGTATTTTTCATGTATGGCTTAACCGACTGTGGGTTACTATGTCCTGTAACCGACATGATTTGTGCCATACCGACACCTGCCTCTACCATTTCAGTTGTACCTGTCCTACGTAAGTCCATCAACCGTATCTCCTCAGACAGCCCTGCAAGCCTCATCACTTGCCGACCTGCTTTGGACAGTCTATCTATACTGTACGGATGATAAACGCCACCACTGGGGCGTGGACGAGGAGCAACGTACTGTTGAAAGCCAAAGTCATCCTTCTGTTGTACCAGCATCTCTGTCAGGTCATCACTGATAGGCAGTGTTACCTCTGCCCTACGCTTTGACTGTTCCAGATATAGCTTTTGCTTGTCCAAGTCTACAACATCCCATATAAGCAATCGCATGTCACCCAACCGCTGACACCACTCGTATGCCATGTGAACTATCAGTCCAATATTACGATAGGCAAAGTCACCATAGCAGAATGACAGGAACTTCTGTATGTCATCCTCTGTCCATACAACCTTGCGTTGTTTAGGTGACTTACGCTTGATGTTAGCAAACGGATTGACAGTAGTATACTCCATCTCCATTGCGTACCTATACACAAGGGATGACACAGTACACACGTGATTGGCAAACGTGATGCCACGCTTCACCCATTCTTCATATGCGTGTTTGGCTTGCTTGCTTGTCACTTCGTTATATAACTCATTGCCAAACTCATCGACCAGCACGTTGAGAAAGTATTGATAGTCTTTCTTAGACTTCTCTCTCAACATACTGAAATCGTTGGAAGAATAGTATGTCAATACTAAATCTTCAACTGTTTTCATTGTCAAATATCCCATCCTTTCTTTGTTGTTGCGTGTGAATAGCGTGGCAATTAGCACACAAAATACGACACTTTGCTAACTCTTTTTTGATAGAGGCCAAACTATATGTATACATTGCGCTGACCTCCTTGTATTTATCTTTAGGATGTATGTGGTCAAACTGTAACGCTGCTGCGTTTTCTTTGTAACCACACTCAGAGCATCCCTTCATAGTTTTGTATCGGGTAAGCAACGCATAATTGTATTTGTATATTCGAGATGATATCTCACGCTTTGCAACCTTTTCTTTTTCATAGTATTCAGGAGACATCCACATCTCTCTCACATTGGAGTGCTTATCTTTATAATATCTCCTGAATATATATCCATCACCTCTAATGTCTCCTCTTTTAAGCGTAAGGCTAAGTGCCTCACGCTCTTCAGAAGATACTTTAGTTGGCTGTATCATGCTGCAATCAACTCCTTGAATGGCTTGCTTTCAATCCACTGTGACACCTTGCTCTCACGTTGGAACATGGACACAGCACCTGTATCCTTGCCAGTGTTACGTAGGTTGAAACCGTTACGCTCATCAGCATAGCTGGCATAGTTAGTAAAGGCAGAGTACAATGCCCAGACATTCTGTCCACGCACACTTGCCTCTTGATTGTATAACCCAAACATCTTCTCTGCCATGCGGTCAGACTTCAGTAGGGTATCAAGCATAGCCTTGACATCACCTCTGTATAGAGGCTTGTTAGCCCAGCCTTGCAGACGCTCTGACTGTGCATAGAATGACTGCGTAGACTCCCGTAGGTCACGGATGAACCTGTCCATAGTAAAGTTAGCAGTGTTCTTTCTGCGTACCTTGTCATGCTCACCACGAATCATACCATTGGTGCAGAAGAAATCAATAGCACCAAAGAATGTCTGGTTAGAACAGCTACCATCAATACCATGCAAAGCAATGATACGCTGTGCAATAGTCGTGCTGTGCTTGTCTGTCTCAATACGAGCAGTCACATTAGGCAGGGTCATGTCAAGCATAGCCCATGCATTCTGACGGGCATACCGCCACTTCATGTTCATGTCCTCACACTGAGCCGCACCTAAGTTCTCAGTCACAGTGTCATGGACACCCTCAAAGAACTCTGTGTGTGATGCACAGTTGAATGTGTCACCTACGACACCAATGTATTCACCAGTGTCACCATTGATAACATACTTCTTGTCCTTCACCCTTGTAGGCTCAAACTCTACAGTGAAGTCAAGGTTTTCAGGAATCATGTCCTGCATCGGAATATCAAACGGCATATCTTATCTCCTTCTGTTTGTTAAATGTCAACTGATAGTTAGTTGTATATGATTTATTCATCATCGTCAAGTTCTTCAAGCACATAATCACAGTAATACTTTGGTCTGCCCTCATCATCCATTGGGGGAACAAACTTCATTATACTGTGCAACAGATGCTCAAGGCTTTCTAGTTTGCGTACATCAGAAACCCACAAGTCACCGCACTCATGTATTGTCTGAACCATGTTCTTCAAATCATTGTGAGCATTGAGAAACTTTACTCTTTCTTCGTGTGTTATATTCATGCTACTTCTCCTTTCATCCAGTTAGGCATACTACGTCCTTTGTTATACCTTGCGAACTTCATCTTGTCAACTGTGTAGAACGCACGATATGCTTCGATAGGCCACAACTCATCTGTCTTTAGGTGGTCTAGGCCACTGAAGCATTGTGGGTGTGGTGTAAGTTGTCCGTCAGGTATCAGGTGACGGGCAGCAATCAGATGCTGCGGCCTTGCATCCTTGTTAGTTGTACTAGGATTACCTGCACCATGCCACTTGCCATACCTGTGATGGTACTCGCAGAGCATTGCTGTGTATAAGTTAAATGCATACACAAAGTTTGCCCTAGTCTCCATTGCCCACAGAGTGCATGGATGCTTCTGATGCACAGGCTTGTAAAACTCATGCCCCTCTGCATACTCAGGTGCATGATGCCAGATAGCTGTGCATAGCATCTGCGCTTCTTCCAGTGGCATTTTCACAATGTGTTGGTCACATAGTGACTTAGCTATTGCATCAGGGTGATGCTCAATCAAAAATCTATTCATACTACTTCTCCTTTGTTGGGTAACATTTAATAAGTATCTTATAATACTTATCCTGATTCTCGTGATGTCTCATCTCCTCATGTGATAAGAACTGACAATACTCTTGGGATAATGTCTCTGTCAATATAGATTGGTTGTCTATAAACTCCCACTCTACACCTGTATGACCCCACATACTTATGACTAGGGCAAACTCTTTCACTCTATCACCTCATAGGTTGTAAACTCTGCCAAACCCTCACGCCAATCAGTCTCATCATAGTTTGTCCACTCATCTGACCTATCACGATTTATCTCTTCCAGTATCATTGGCAGTGTCATCGTGTAGATTGAGCCATCCTCTACGTCACGAATTTTGTATGTCTTACTCATCCTCATCTTCCTCTTCATCAAACCAAAACAAGACTCTCATATGACCCTCATCAACATGAACGATAGTCCATTGACTTGTTGGGTGTGTATCAAGCCACTCTAAAAATTCTTTTCTAGTCATCCGTTTTCTCCTTACGTTTTATCTCATTGTTACACACATAACATATCAGTTTGTGTGCATACATCAGCCACTCTTTGGGTATGTGCATCACGTTCTTGCAGTGTTGGCAGATATGTTTAATCATCACCTATCTCCTCTATTGTAATGTCATCTGTTAGATAGTCACCTTCATATTCTTTCCAGAATCCATCATAAGTCATGGCTTTAATTCTAGCTTGGTCAGGATTCTCAGCTTCAAGATAAGCTACCTGAGACACTAGATAGCTTCGGGTTACTTCGTACTTAGGCATCTTCATTCTCCATGCTTTCTGTGATAATCATACCGATTTCATCTGCTATTTTTTCTAGTGCGGGTAAGCATAAATTATATAGTTCTTCAGTTTCAAATGTAGCCCACAACTCAGCATGGTTGTTACTTTCTGCATATACTTTAATCATTTGTCATCTCCCATATATTTTCTAAAGTCCAATCGTGTCCGTCATCAACTTGAACCCACTCACCCATGTCATCAGTTTCCTTCGCTATAGCCCAAGCTGTATCCTCATCGGCTGCTTCAACAATTAGTTCATAGCCCACATCCATTGTGGCAGTTATTTGGTATTTAGGCATCAGTCATTCTCCTTTAGGTCATCTACATCTAGGCCATCAGCCATGTATGAATAGTCTATGTATGGTGCGTGAAACTCTTTCACACTACCATCCTCATTACGAACATAGTCATCTGCTTCGTCATCATATACATAAAATGTCATACTCCACACACCTATGCCGTATGTTTTGTTTGGGTCAAAATTAGTCATCTTCATTCTCCTTTATTCTGGGTATAGTACCCTCATCAATAGTCATACCTATGTTCTCTACTGGGTAGTATACATCTACAGCACTACCACAATTTGGGCAGGACAAATTTGTAACCATGCAGTAATCTACATTTTCCTCTGATATGTCATGGTCTCCACCCCATATCAGTTGTGTATTACAGTGCCAGCAATTCATTTGTCTCTCCATCCTATGTATAGCATTATAAATATACCCGTTAGGTATGTCAACAATAGTCCTATGTTAAACATCTCTGCACCTGTCATCATCATTCTCCTGTTCAAATAATTCATGCGGTATTCTGTCCCATTCATTCCGACTCATGCGGAACTTGATAAGTTCAATGGGTATGCAAACTCGCACCCACTTTCTACCTACCACAGCCCACACAAGTCTAGTGCCACAACGAGGCCACTTCACGTTGTATAAGTCTACCCTATACAGCTTGGCGTTAGACCATGTAGCTTCAACAGGTCTAGGTGTGCTAGTCATAGTCAAACTCCCACCTTTTCTGTGCTAGCTTTACAGCCTCATCATGTAACCATTCCTCATACTTTACGGTATCTTCTGCTGGTGCAGGTGGATGCTTCTTTTCTAGTTCAACATACGCCTCATCATACAAGCGTTCCATGATTGCATCGTTGTGGATGTTACTCACTGTCATACTCCTTTACATAGTCAAACTCAATCTTGTGCTTTGGATACATAGCTTGCGCCATCTCCATAGCGTGTTCTACTGCGTTACTCCATTCGCTCTCTTGTAATGCGGCAGGGTGGACGTTTACATGACCACGCTCTGCACCGATTGTAAGACCTACTTCCCAATACATTATCCATTCTCCTTCTCAATTAGGTGTATCTTCTCTGCCCCACAGTCATCACATTTACACTGTGGGTCAGGCCATGCTTCATCATATAGCTGTACGTCCTCGTCATACTCCATCATGAATGATATGCGGTTGGTACGAACCCACGAGAGTTCCCATACATTCGTACCACCACACTCAGGACACATCCAGACAGTCACTAAGCTACCTTCTTAGCTTTACCACGGCCTTGTCTAGCAAGGTCACGCAGATTGTTGATAGTCACACTGCCAATCTCTACAGTCACAGGTCTGTCTGTGTTCTTCCTACGCACAGCCTTGCTCAATTCCTTGTGCATAGCGTCCAAGAATACACCAGCAACAGCCTCTGTTGTGTACTGTAAATAGCCACCACAGTCAGCCTTTGCTTCACGAGCATACTCAAGCATCATGTTGTAGAAATTGTAACGGCCTAGCTTCACGCCATGATACTGCTGATACAATGCCTCTACCTTAGACAGCTTACGCTCAATCTCTGGTGATGCAAGCACCTGTCCTGTCTTACCTGTTGAACGCTGGTGAAATGTGATTGTTTGAATAGTCATAGTAATATCTCCTTTACTGTGTTGGTCCAATGTTGGACTTGTTAGGGTTGTTTCTAATTGCCCACATGCTAGGGTATCCATTCCCTGACCCTGCTGTGACAACGTAGGCATCTGTCACGGGTATCTCATCCTTTGCAGTCACAAAGCTGTCATACTTGTATGGATTGTATGTCACCTTCTCTGCACCTTTAGAAATGGTAGCAACACCATTGTTCAAGCTGATACGGCCTGTCACAAAGGCATGAACATTCTTCTTGCCCTCTCGCAGAACACGCTGTCTGCCACCCTGACGGACAACAAACTTAGCATCAGCTAGAGTGAAGCCTTTCATATGTGTGACCACACGGCCTGTCTTGCAGTCCTGTACTGAGTAGCACTTCTTGTGCAAGTTCCAATATACACGCACTCTCTGTGTGTAGCCGTCTTTATCCCATGTAAGTCTGTTCATAGTACATTCTCCACTAAATATTTAGCCAATTCTTCAACGGTCAGATAGCCTACAGGCTGTTTGTGTCCAGATACCCATACCTCACAGGTCTGTCCATTACTACCCATGATACTACCGTCACCTTGTATGATAGACACTGTTCTACCGTCCTCAGTAGTCAGCTTTATTTGATTGTAGTCACGCATACCATCTCTCCTGTGTTTCACGTTTAGCTTGCCGCATTACTTTGCGAGTACGCTTCCAATCATCACGCTTTACTTTGCGTGGCTTAGTCTTTAGTGACTTCATCTTTTCTAGCTTTATCTGCATTGTACTTGTCCTTCTTGCGATTGTACTTTTTCTTGTTAGGCACAGTCTGTGTAGCAGTCCTGCGTCTGTTCTGTGCCATGATACGAGCCACAGGATTTATACGTCTAATCATGTGAGTTCTCCGTTAGTCCAACATTGGACTTGTCTAGTATACCTAAGTGATATAACACTTTCATATAATATTCAAGTGTTATTTCACATAAGGTATACATAAGAGGGTTAGGCATTGGCGATTGCATCAGCCTTCTTCTTGCCGTTGCCATGTGCTGGAAAGCCAACGATTGCATCACGAAGCCTAGCACATAGCTGGCAGTCCTCGCATGACACATCGTCTTTGACCACAGCAGGGCATACAACGACCTTGCGACCTTTAGGTGTGACAGTGTTGGTCAACTGGTCTGACGGCAATACCGTTGTCACAGGTGCAATGCTCAAGTCATACAACTCATCAGCATGAGCAAGATTGTTGCCAGACAGATTGACCACAAAACCATCACGCACCATGTACTCAACTACCCTAGCATTATGCTTGTCGTTGATAACGTCATAGTGAGTGTATGTCCAACCACGCTTGCCCTTGTTGGCCTCAGACAGTTGAAAGTTGGCCTTGGCATCAAGTCGCTTGCCATCACCTGCCAAGTCACCTGCCTGATTGTGCCGCCAAAGCTGACCGTCCTTTAGATTGGCAATTTTGCCAGTGAATACAGACCATGTATCACCACGATTGCCATCCGTTACCTTTGCCCAATGCATAGCAAGCGGCCCTGCATTCGCATAGCATCCACCCTCGTTGGCATGGTTGAACGGACATACCGCAGGGCAAGTGCTTGCACTTGTTGTGGATACAGGTATCTTGCCAACTTTTTTGTTGCCAGATTTCATAGTAATATGAACATTGTATTGCATTAGTAAATCTCCCATGCATCATCTAACCAACGCTGTGCTGTAGCCTCATCTGGGCAACCCACAGCCATTACACTTGCCACAGCACGTGCCTCTTCTCTTGCATCACGCTGGGCATCCTCTTCTGCCCATTGTTCCAGCTTGAGAATTTGCTCACCTAGCTCATCATAGCTAAAGCTATTGGCATAGCCAGATGACGGACGGCATCCATGATACGCCTTGAACGCATCACTGAAAGCCTGAGCCATGTCTTCATAGGTAGCAATTCTCATGTTTAACTCCGTTAATGTTAGTCCAACATTGGACCTAGTTAAGTGTTGTATAAGTGTAATACACTATCACTAGAGTTTCTAGTGTATTACACGTTACACACTAAAGCAGTGAATCCAGAATAGCCAAAGCCTCACGCTTGTCAACAGCTTTCTTGTGCTGTTCGTATGAGGCAATCATGTTGGCTTGCTGACCAGTGACAAAGCACTGGTATTCAGGCCGTGTCTCAGGCATCAGACCTCGACCATAGGCATGGTCAAAAGATTGCCAGCTTGAGCCTAAAGGCTTGTGCTTGCCCATCGGTATGTATTGTTTACGTGCCATTATCTCACCTCATCACTCAAATGTATTCCATACATTAGCCCTGCAAAACCGCAAAGCATACCTATCACTGAACCCTCAGGTTCACCTGTTACAGCTAACAGCAACGATAAGCAAATTAGGCTAATGCCTAAACCAAAGGTGATGCAAGCTAACAGGATTTTTAATACTTGTATTAACATTTCGATTTCTCCCAAAAGGTGACAGTAGCTTTACGCTACTGCCTGAGTTTGGTCAAGCATTTCTAACTGCTCTTTCAGAGCAAGCATGAAATCTTTAATGGCTATGCCATTTGTTTCACACCGAATCAGTGCATCGAGTGCAATCTCACCAGCAGTGATTGGTGACAGTGTATCTTGAACCTTTGGTTCATCAAGTCCAACATTGGACTCTGTATCAGCCTCTGGCTGTTCAGGTGTTTCATCAGCCTTGGCTGATTTACGCATTGCTTCTTTCAAAGCAGTAAGGCTAGTAAAGCCTTTTCTTGATGCTTCGATGAATGCTCTGCATTCCTGTTCATTTTCAATGAACCAAAGAGCCTCAGACCGTCTACGCTTATCGATTCCATCGATGCCGCACTCTTTCAACCTACTGGTTGAGATACGACCATTTGCCTCTTGCTTCAAAGCAAACATAAGTTTGCCCAATCTTGCAAGATAACCATCAGGCTGAATATCAGCTTTCAAAACCTTACGAGCTTTAGCTTCACGCTGTTTGTCAATCTTAGCCAAGGCTTTGCCTTCGTCTTCAAGAGTGTTGAGAACAACGATTTGAGCAGTGTTTTGGTTTGTCATTTTTCTTCTCCTTTTTTGAAGATATACATAATAAATATTAATTACTCACCTTAACAGGTGATTAATATTTATGTATATCGTAACAAAAAAGAGAGGAATAAGGGTCGGCCTTTTCGTGATGCGTCATGATGTGATGCGCCATCCTCTGCCCATGCCGTTTCGTGGGTGACTGCAAAAATATATTTCATATATATTTTGAAGTTGGTGCGCTAAACTCGCATGTCACATGACGAGGCCAGTTTGCTGTAGCGGAACAGATGGGGAACATCTTTGATGTTACAGATAGTCCAACATTGGACCTGACCATCACCGTTAGGTGGTGCTGAGAATGTGCATCGGCAATACGTTAGTATTGTGGTTTCAGAAACCCTGACCATCACATCATTCTGTAAGAATGGCAACTGATAACATAACAGTTGGCACAACTGAGGTGAATCACATCATCTATTGCATCTAAGGATGCAGAGACACATCATCTGGTGGCTAAGTGCCGCTGACAGCGCATCATATGCCTTGCTTCACGCATCATGTGCACGGTCAGAGAGGCCAGTAGGCAGGAGCCACCCCCCGGTGCGCTAGATATATATACACAGAAATACACAGATTAGGTAAATTCACTGTTAACCACAGGAGCAACTGACACTATTTATATTGCCTAGTATATAGGCAGTTACACATATTGTGCCTATTTTTTGTGCAGTTCTATAGGTAATGTAAATTATTTTGAGTCGCATTACATTTTAGGGGTTGACACTTATCTGCATATCTGGTATAATTATACTATAACTAAATAACACTTAAAGTGTTACACTTAACTGTCTTATAAGTTATCTATATTTATCACTTACAATGTGACACTTAAAGTGTAGATAATTAGATATCCCTATACGTAATTAAATACGTGTTTTAGGATTTTTCCCTTGACAAAATCTAAAAAATCAGTAAAACTATACACAGATAATGTACTTGATGCATTCTATGAAGCTATACGTACCAACTCATTAGACCGCTTGCATATCCCC